ATTAATATAATTATTATATTCAATTTTATTCATTATTTCATCCATAACTAAACTAGGAATATTTGCTTGTTGTATATAAAATTTTGCCATTTTTTCAATGTCGTCTGAAATTAATATAGTTGGACCATCAGTTAATGTATAAGAATCCTTTGTAGTGAAGTAAACACCAGATGTTCCAGGCTTTACAGCAGGCTGACTTAGTTGTTGACTTGATAACCGAGTTAAACTAGAACCAGGTAATGTACTTTGATTAGAGTTACGACTCATCCCATTTTCCATGCTTCTTGATTTAATAATTTTATTCCCCTTTGGATCAATTGTTTCATTTTCTGATATTCTGGGTTTTCTCATTTGTCTGAAATGAGTATAAATAACACCCCAATATTTTTCCATAATATTTTGAAGAAGGAATATATAATATTTTTTGATATTTTTCATGTTGAAATCATTTAAGGTCTCAAAATGTCTTTCAATTCGCGTTTTACTAGTGCCATAATTATTAGAGTTTACATAAGTAATAAATTCAACAACTTCTTTTAAATCAAAATACCTTAGAAGAGTTAAATAATTATCACAATGAGCAGCAATTTCCTTAATTTTATTATAATCTTCATCAAGATAATGTGGTACTACTACTAAACCGTCTTTGTTCACAATTGGAATAGATTTTTTACAATCATGACTAACAATATTAACAATCTCAGCTCCAGGGAATGAGTTTAAGAAGTCAGGAATTGTTTCAGTAAGCTCATTCAGCTTTGGTAATGTAGCAGATGATAATACAACATTAGGGATAGCATTTTTCTTCCAATTTTTTCTAATTGTTGCATGAAAATCGTGATCATTGTAGTCCATTGTAATTGTTGGTTCATCCCAATACATAATTATATTTTCTGCTTGGAAATGTGCTAACATATAATACATAGCTGGTAAGTAAGATTTAATATCACAAATCATAATTTCAACATTATCACCAACACTATTATCCACTTTACCAATTCCACCAGTTCGTCTATTTCTAGTAAAGACCTTAGCCGCAAAATAATGTAATCTAACATCATCGGCGCAACTACAACCAAACGCAAAGGCAATCTTTTTATTAACAGAAATTGCTGCTTTTGCCAATGCTAAGCCAACGTGTCTCGCGGCACACACAAATATTATCTTATGTCCCTCGGATAACGCAATAGGTGACAATGTTTTTCCTGTACCAGTAGGAGCCATATATAAAATCATCTTAGAATTTTCTGCTTTACATGCTGTAAATATATCTTTTTGATGCTCATATAAAGTCAAATCTCCGTATTTAAGAATATTATGGTTTTTTTCTATAAAATCAACAGCATTTTCAATTATAGCTGATAGATTTATTTGTTCTTCAAATATATTGAGAACTATATCAACTAAATTTTTTATATGAACATTAAGTTTATTAATATTATTGCGAATTAATTTATAGAGTGTGAAATAATGATAATGAAATAACTTTGTGTTGTTACTCTTTTTGTTTTCTAAAATTTTTTCAATATGAGTTAATAACGTATTTTCATAAATGTCATTAACAAGTATGGTTTTTTCATCAAATCTCTCTAACCTAATTCTATCACTAGAATTAAGTTTTATATCACTATCAATTTTCATAGGTTTATATTCCGGATTATTTTTTTTCAATTCCTTTTCAATTAGCGTAGTTCTTTCTCTGAAATATTTATTAAATAAATAACTTTCCATTTTTTCTGAAAATTCTATCTTTAAATACGAAAAGATAGAATTATTATTATTAATTCTAATATTAACATCATGATATCCTTTGACTATCATATTTAATATATCAATTTCACTCCTTGAAACTGGTATCTCAATAGAGTCCCATTCAGACTTGTTAAGTTTACGTTGCTTTAAATCCATTTTTGGGTTACTTATATGTTATTTGTACTTATATCTTTATATGTATTTTTTATATCAATTTTTTTTTAAAATTGAGATAAAATAATATAAATAAATTAAGGGTATTATAATATAATACAATGTCAGTAACTTATACTATTGTTTCTATCGAGGGGAATATTGGATCTGGTAAATCAACCTTGTTATCTAATTTACGTGATCATTATAAAAATAATTCCAATGTTGTGTTTTTAAAGGAACCGGTTGATGAATGGGAAAAGATTAAAGATGAAAATGGAGAAACAATTTTGAAGAAGTTTTATGCGGACCAGGAGAAATACTCATTTCCATTTCAAATGATGGCATATGTTTCAAGACTAAAAGTATTACGAGATACTTTAAAAACCATTAAAAATGATACACATGATAGAAATATTATTATTATTACAGAGAGAAGTCTATATACTGATAAAATGGTTTTTGCCAAGATGCTTTATGATAGTAAAAAAATAGAACATGTTAATTACCAGATTTATTTAAATTGGTTTGACACATTTTCGGATGAATTTCCTGTTAATAAAGTAGTTTATGTAAAAACGTCGCCGGATAAATGCTACCAAAGAATAGTAAAACGTTCAAGAACTGGTGAAGAAAATATTCCATTAGATTATCTAGCTAGTTGTTCTAATTATCATGATAATATGTTAGATAAAGAAAATCAAGAATGTGTTTGCTTTGATCAACTTATTTTGGATGGAAATATAGATATTTATGAAAATAAAAATCAAGTTAATGAATGGATTAATCAAATTGACAAATTTACTAGAAATTAATATTATTATATTGTATATGAGTATAGATTATAGACCAAATAATACATTTATTTTTTCTTTTGTTAGAATGAATCCACCAACTCCTGGTCATTTAGTGGTAATAAAAACATTAATTGATAAGGCAATAGAATTGGGTTCAGAAAAAGCATACATAATAACTTCAAGTTCCATGGATGGGAAAAATCCTATACCTTGTAGCAGAGAGACATTGCCAAAACCAAAAACAAAAGCAGATGGTATTATTATTGACCAAATACTTACTACAGATTTAGTATATAAGTCGTCTATTTTGGAACAAATGATTGCGTCTTATAAACGTAAGCTTATGGACGCAGAACCTCCTGAAGAACAAGCGACTGAATCCTCTCTTAGTGTAGATACTGGTGATGAAAAAGAATCTAAATCTAAAACTGCTTGTGTTGGAGATAATTGTGCAATGGTTGGAGGAAATAGAAGAAGTCAAATAGAAAATCTTGACGTCATTGTTTTATGTTCAACGGGTAGTCCATTTGGATTTATATATAATGTAATTAAAAAAGATTTTATAGATCGAGGAGTACCAAAAATTAATATGTTTTTCATTGTTGGTCGAGATAGAGCAGATTTTTTAGATACTATTGTTGATAACTTTAAAACAAAAGATTATGTAAACTCTATTGATGGAGAGATTTTGGGTAGAGAAGGAATGACTGAATTAAAAACGTCTGGGTTAGGCGAACGTAGTATAGAAGATATTGATCCGTCTGCTTATTCGGCATCTTTTATAAGAGGGTTAGTTAAAAATGGACAGAGAGAAGAATTTAATCAAGTTTACAGTAGATATCTTCCACCAGAAGAAATTCAAAAAATGTTTGAAACAATACAAATTGGAATACAAATGAAATCACCTGCTTCAAAAGATGAAGATGAAAATCCACAATCAAGATATTTTGATGGTAAATTATTGCCAATAATTATTGAATCTGGTGGAAAAAGACGTCGTAAAACCAGGAAAGCTCGGCGAACCCTTAGAACCTATGGAAAAAATAAGTATTTTAAAAAATCAAGCAAAGTCAGGGGCAAACGTAGTAATGCGACCTATAAAAAATCAAGAAATAAGAGAAGAAATTAAACTAAAATTAACTAACTTAAATAATATTAAGTATTATATAATATTATTTATGAGTGAAGTGAAAGAAGAAAATCCTAAAGAAGAACCTATATTAAAATGTCCACATTGTCATGAATATATTATTATTGAAAAACTTAATTGTGGTATATTTAGACATGGCATATTAATCTCTAATGGACAACAAATAAATCCACACGAAAACAAAGAAATGTGTGATTATTATTATAATAACAAATTAATTTATGGTTGCGGAAAACCGTTTAAGATAATTCAAAATGGAGAGAAATTTGAAATCGTAATTTGTGATTATATTTGATTTATTTTTATTGTTTTTTCGATTTCATTTAATAAAAAATAATTAATAGTGAGTTTAAGTAATGTTAATGATACAATTATTACTAGTTGTTTATAAGTTTTTATATAAAATATTTTAAGTATTTCAATAGCTAATATAAAAGAAAGCGCTAAAGCAATAGATTCTCCTAAAATTAACTTAGTATCAGCAAATGCTATTTGTGGATGTTTGTATTCAGTAATATAAGTAAAAAGAGAATAGACAACACTTATTCCTATTATAGTAACAGAAATCGTATAGGCAAAAATTTCAATAACCGTTACAATACCTTTTAAAAATTTTTCATAACTTTCTAAGGTTAACATTTATATATAATTATCAGAAATAATTAATAAAAAAAATTGAATTCAAAAACTAAAATAAATTAAACATATAAAATAATGAAAGTAATGTCAACAATGCTCAATCTGGTTAATTTAATAAATCACAGTTTTAGGTATGTGATAGATACAAGCAGTCATTTTAAAATTGATGAATCACATGCTTTGAAACATAGTATGGAAGTATATGGGTTTGCGAAAAGAATTTATGAAAGTGAAGTTAAAACTAATCCATATTTAGAACAACAGAGAGAAATAATTTACATGGCAGCAATTGGTCATGATATGTGTGATAAAAAATATATGGATGAAAAGGAGGGAATTGAAAGATATAAAAATTATTTAACAAGTTATATGTCATCAGATAATTTAGAAATAATTGGAAAAATTATTGGCACGATGTCTTATTCAAAGGTAAAAGTTAATGGATATCCAGAATTAGGTGAATATCAATTAGCATATCATATAGTGAGAGAAGCAGACTTGTTAGCTGCTTATGATATTGATAGATGTATAATGTATTCAATACACAAGGACTCGGTTAATTATAGCGAAGCATTAAAGAGAGCTCTTGAATTATTTGATAATCGTGTATTTAGAATGAGGCAAGACCGTTTATTTAAAACAAAATATTCCAGAAATGAATCATTAAAATTACATAAAAAGGCTAAGAGAGAAGTCGAAAGTCTCAAAAATATATTAGATATTTAAATCAATTACAACTGGATAATGGTCTGAATTATATGTACCACAATATTCAGAATATCCGTGATAAAAATATACATCTGAAATCTTATTTTTTATTCCAGATGTAACTAATACATGGTCAATCATAGAATAATCCTTATTTGATGCTGTATTACAGTTATTATCAGAATCATACCAATCGCTATATCTTTCACTTTGTTTAACATTTTCAGCAACACTAGTTAGTTCATATTTTCCTTTATATTCACCAAAGTCTCCCTTAAGAATACTTAAAACTTGTGATGTAGGTTTATTACTATTAACATCTAAAACTACACCATCAAAGTCATTTAAATCTCCAATAAGAATAACTTCATAACCTTTTGAAACATAACTAGAAATAACTGGTTGTAAAACAGATGCTTGTCCTTCTCTCTGAGCGCATCTAGAAGAATCTGTTGGAATTGCGACAAAATGCGCTCCAATAAGAGCAATATTCATGTTGCTTAATTTAAATTCTGTAATATAATGTTTACTTACTCCAGTTGAACCAGTGCCCGTATATCCACACTTTGAACCATAAATAGGATAATCATATCTATCTTCAGTTCTATATAAGCTAACCACGGGATCTACACGAGTCAACATGCCAACATTTTGTCCAGTGCTTGTATCAGTGCCTTTTTTTAAGTACGGCATATATGTATTGTCATTTAATGAAGTTTTTAACATATTAAGCTCATCACAACCTTCAATTTCACAAAAATTAATAATATCAGGATTTAAATCGTGAACCACTTTTGAAACATAAGATAAATGAGTTTCGGCTTCACTAGTGTTTTTCCACGTACAACCATTTCCAGGACAATCCATAGTACTGTAATAATCAATAAATAACCATTCGACATTATATTGAACAAGGCGTAATTTACTTTTGTCGCTACGCCTATCACCAATACTGGTAACAGCAGGACATTCTGTATCAGACAAAACTATACCAGCAAAAAAAGAGAGAAGTAAAATCCATTGTATCATTCTTTATATTACTTTACAAAATATATTTAATATATAATAAAATTGAACAATAATATAAATTTAAATATAAATAATAATATATTACGCAAAATGTTCCCAAAAATTAAGATACCTTTAAAAAATGAACAAGCAAAGATTCACCCTGAAGCAAATTTTATTATGAATTTTGATGGTTGTAGTAAAGGAAATCCAGGATTAGCAGGAGTAGGTGCTGTTATTTATTGTTTAGATGATGAAGTTTGGAGTGGTAGTTTATTTCTTGGAAAAAACGCAACAAATAATCAATCAGAATATACTGGATTAATATTCGGACTTCAACAAGCAATAGATATGAAGATTAAAACATTAATGGTTAAAGGAGATAGTCAATTAGTTATAAATCAAATGACAGGAAAATATAAATGTAATTCAGAAAACATAATTGAGCTATATAAAAAGGCTAAAGAACTTGAAAAGGAATTTGAAAATATATATTATGTACATGTTTTAAGAAATTTAAATAAAAGAGACGACGAATTATCA